CTCCTTGACAGGGTGGTTGAAGTTGAGCTTGATCTTGTTGGAGGACGAACCAACCGACTCATCACCAGTGAACTGGAGCTGCTCAATGAGGTACTCGTGAGGATTCTGTGCCATGCGCCGGCGCTCATCAGTGTCAAGGAAGATGTAGTTGACATAGAGCGAAGCAGCAACTAGCGACTGGTTGTAGGCAGCAGTTACCTTGACAGACGAATCGGTGGCATCTGTTAGGCTGCTTACTGCCCAGAGGACCTCATCAATAGGGCGAAGATCAATGTTAATACGAACCTCGTGGTACTGGAGAGCAATGAGAGGAAGAGCAAGACCGGGATTCTTGCAGAACCAGAACTGGAGAGGAATGTAGAGTGTTGTCTCTGGGAGAGCATTGCGGGGAGCGCAGATCTGCTTGGGTGCAACTGCCTCGCAAGGGCCATCAACATCCGAGAAGGATGGATCTGTGATGTAGGTGAGCTGGGTTGTGTTGCCGACCATCTTGAAGTAGCCATCCTCTTGGCCAGCAGGCATGGTGAGCTGGTTCCAGATGTGCATCCAGTCGCCGTAGTGGCGATCAATACGCTGGCCACCAATCTCTACCTCAACCTGGGAGATGAGCTGCTCACCAGGAAAGTCAAGCCACCGAGCATAAACAGGCGACTTTCCGCCAGAAACTACATTGCCGAGATCCTGGCTGATCTGGGGAAGAGTGACCTGAAGAATGGTGCTGTGAGCAAGATCGCCATTGCGCGAAATGGTGCATGTTACACGTCTGCCAAAATCTGCTTGACCGTTGAATGTTTGCTCAATGGCTTCCATGGCAAAGTTAGTGTACCTACGATAGGTAACCTTCCAGAAGGTAATTTGTGGATTACCAGTAAGATATACGTCTTGTGCGCCATAAGCTACTAATTGCATTAAACCTCCTCCCATCTTATAATATTGCTAAAGAAAAAAATTTTAGAAATAAACAAATAATTAACTATATTTTTTGAGAAATTTTTCTAAATAAGAATGCATAAAATATTTTTGTAATCTATGATGCCGTCGTTTAAAAATATAGGTATTATTTTCTTTGTGTACAGACCAGCCATCTTCAATTGCCTTAATTATAAACTTATGTTTATTCATTTACATAATATTGTATTTTTAATTTAAATGTTCTACCCAATAGTTTATCAATGTACAAAACAAAGAATAAGGATATTCCGTTAATGTTAGATAAAAAACATTCAGATATTATTGAACAATTTACAATAGATAGCAAAATAACTATTCCTAAACTTCAATATGAAATTTCTTTGTTAAAATCCTCCAAATCTAAAGAATGTATTGACCAAACAACATTATTAAATCAACAAATTTCTAAATTACAACAAAAACAAATTGATTATTATTTGGATAACAGTAAGTATATTTTTGGATATTTTGAAGAAAAGAAGAAAATATCAGAATGCAAAACTCCAGTAAAAACATTAAATCAATTTTTCAATATTGAAAAACCAACAGAAGAATATAAATGTAACAATTATACCATTCAATATTTAAAAAATATTCAAGAGCCAACACCTTCACAAAATACATTTGTAAATGTTTTTTTGTGTAAAGAATGTTCTGTTGGTGAAATGATTCAATTAGATTATGAAGGAGTATTGATTTGCAATAATCCTTCTTGTGCAAATCAAATTGTATATTTGGTAGAACATGAAAAAACATCTTATAAGGAACCGCCTAAAGAAGTATGTTTTTATGCATACAAAAGAATTAATCATTTTAGAGAAATATTGGCACAATTTCAAGCGAAGGAAAGTACACAAATTCCAGATGAAATTATTAAAAATATCAAACAACAAATTAAAAAAGAACGTATTAATATTGCTACCATAACTAACAAAAAAGCGAAAGAAATATTAAAAAAATTCGGGTATAATAAATATTATGAACACATTCCATTCATTAAAGATAAACTAGGCATTAAACCTCCTATTATGACTCCTGATTTAGAAGATAAATTGTGCAGTCTTTTTATGGAAATACAGCGACCGTATGCAAAATATTGTCCAGATGATCGTGTTAATTTTTTAAATTATTATTATACTATTTATAAATTGTGTGAATTGTTGGATGAAACAGAATTTTTGCCCTTTTTCCCAATGTTAAAAGATCGTGAAAAACAAATAGAACAAGATGAAATTTGGAAAAAAATTTGCAAGGAGTTAAATTGGGAATTTGTACCAACTATTTAAATTATTTTTATCTGGATTTAGATAAGAATAATATAGGTTAAGTGTAATGGATATTGAAAAAATGTATGAAGATACAAAAAGAAAAATAAAACAAACGACAGTTTTAGAAGAAAATACGTTTACAAAAGATTTACTGAAGCAAGATCGTTCCTATTATAAAATGTTGAATAATTTAATACAATTTTATCCAATTGCAAAAACAGAAGATTCGCCTGAAAATCATACTACCTATGCAACAAAATTATCTGAATTAAATGGTATTTCAAAAATGATTCAAACTCTTACAAAATCAATTCAAGGTAAAGTAGAATTATTTGATACTAATTTAAAACAAAGTAACCGTGACATAACAAATTTAAAAGAAATGTATTCTAATTTAGCAACAAATAATGGTGATTTAGAACAATTAGATATGACATCTAAACGTCTTTTAAAAGATTATGTTAGAATATATTCAACTCAACGTATCTTGGTATGGGTAAAAAGTATTATTATGTTGTATTTACTCTACAGATTGGTTACGGCTGCAATGAAATATACTCAAATATGGACTTATGTATTTTTATGGGTTGTTGGAATAATTTTATTATTTGTCGTAAACTATTTTTATATAAAATGGCAAAATACGATATCTTTACCAGATAGTGCAACACTAGACAATGACACTAAAATTTCAGCCATGTCATGTCAAGATAGTGAATACGGTTGTTGCCCAGATGGAATAACACCAAGTGTAAAAAATAAATTAAATTGTGGATGTGCAGAATCAACTTATGGATGTTGTCCAGATGGTGCTAATAAAAATGAAGATGGAAGTTGTGCACCATTTTCAAATCTTCCTTCCATACCATGTAATCAAAGTGCATACGGGTGTTGTCCTGATAGAATGACAATTAGTAATTCAACTGGAAGTAATTGTAGTTCAAAACGAATAAAACCGCCATTATGTGCTAGAACCCAATATGGATGTTGTCCAGATGGAAATACAAAAAGTAATGTAGATAGATCTAATTGTGTAGGAAGTTGTGCAGGAAGTGAATTTGGGTGTTGTCCAGATGGAGTAACAATTAGCAATGAAGATAGATCTAATTGTAATGTACCTAATTGTGCATCTACACGGCATGGATGTTGTCAAAATGGTACTGCTCGTAATATAAATGGTTCTAATTGTATTTAATTTTTTTATATAGGTTGTATATGCTTAATAAATTATGTATGCCTGCATTAATTTATTTAGTTTTTATTATGATTCATATATCAGTAGATACCTATTATGGTCTTTATAATATGGTTATGGTAAAAATAGCAATAGGAGTTATAGGAACATTATTATTGAACATATTGTGTCAAAATAATATGAGTGTTATTTCATGGTTAATTGTATCTATACCATTTGTAATGATGTCAGTAATTGCCGTTTTTGTATTATTTGTTCTTGGACTAAATCCTGCTACGGGTAAAAATATAAAAGTAACACAAGATCCTCCAAATAGTCCGCCTTCTATTTATGCAAATCCAGTAGCAGTAGTTGCACCCAATATGATAACTACTGCAATACAAAATACACAAAATCAACCTCAAGTAGATCAACAAACTCAAGTAGATCAACAAACTCAAGTAGATCAACAAACTCAAGTAGATGAACAAATGCAAATGCAACCGCAAATAGATATTAATGCAAATCCTTATTATGGCATATTAGCCAATAATGTACGCGCAGTTCAATCTAATTATTCGTAATAATATATAAAATAATTTCATGTTCTATTACACATGCAAATTATTTTAATTACAGGCGGTTGTGGATTTATAGGGTCTAATTTTATAAATTATTTATTTCACGTTTCTAATTGTAAAATTGTTAACATTGATGCCATGTATTATTGTTCTAATGAAAATAACGTACATGAAACTATACGAAATTCACCACGATATACATTAATCAAGGGAAACATATCTTCAGTTGATCTTGTTCGTCATGTACTAGATTATTTTAATATAGATACAGTTATTCATTTTGCAGCACAATCACATGTTGAAAATTCATTCTCTGATGCATTGCAATATACAAATGATAATATTGTAGGAACACATACATTATTAGAATGTTGCCGATTGTACGGAAAAATTGCAAAATTTATTCACATTTCAACCGATGAAGTATATGGTGAATCTATGTTAGAAGAAAATGAAAATAAAAAGAATGAAAATTCTATTTTATGTCCTACTAATCCGTATGCAGCAACAAAAGCAGCAGCAGAATTAATTGTAAAATCGTACTATCATTCTTTCAATATGCCTATTATTATTACTCGTGGAAATAATGTATACGGTGAAAATCAATATCCTGAAAAATTAATTCCATTATTTATAAAATTATTAAAAGAAAACAAACCAGTTACTATTCAAGGAAATGGAAGCAATGTTCGTTCTTTTTTACACGTAACAGATGTTTGCAGTGCACTCACTCTTATTTTAGAAAAGGGACAAATTGGTGAAATTTATAACATTGGTGGCGATGATTCGTGTGAATATTCAGTATATACAATTGCAACCTATCTTATCCAACTTATACATCATACAGATGAGTATAATAATTGGATTACATATATTAAAGATAGGCCATTCAATGATAAGAGATACTATATTAGCAATGAAAAATTAAAAAAATTAGGATGGGATATTAAAGTAAATTTTGACGATGGTTTACGAAATTTGTGTTATACTGCATAAGTTGGATAATATTTTTTGGTCCATTCATAAATATAGTGGGCGCAACCTCCGCCACTAAAAATAGATTGTTTGTACATTGCATCTTCCCATAGTTCTTGATCTACATTATAAAATTCAATCGGTTTATTATATTTTTCATGCAACATGTGCAAAAACGAATAATATTCTTCCCAATTGGAATGTGCATCTTTATCTTGTCCATTCCAATCGGATACTAATATTTTATACGGTTGAATATCTATCAAAAATGCATGTCTATAAGGAGGAACGGCCAAACTTATAATTTGTGGTCCAGTTTGAATAGTAGATATAATTTCAAATAATTGTTTAGGATTAGATAATTGAATATTAGATTGGTATTTTGCACGTATTTTTCCAAGAGTCAATGTTGGAATAAGAGGACTACGTGCACACATTTTGTTTTATTTGAATAAATAAAACAAATTCAATTTAATATTTTATAATAATTCTTGTTTGCAAGGTCAAGTCAACCAATATGGAGCGTGTAACATTATAGTTGAAAAAGTAACTAAAGGTGGAAAACAAAAAAGAAAATCAAAAAGGAAACATAAAAAAAGATATAAATCTCGTAGAATTAGATAATTTATGCACTGCATGTTTCACAAGGTACAATGGTAAATTGTTGCACTTGATGTTTTGGCTTTCGTCGCAAATAATAAATACCCGTTTTCAACCCTTGTTCCCATGCATAAAAGTGCATAGAAGTCAAAATAGATATGGTTGGATCTGCAATCCATAAATTTAAACTTTGTGATTGACAAATGTACGGACCTCGGTCTCGCGACATATTAATCAAATGTTTCATTGGAATTTCCCAAACAATTTTATACTTTCGTTTAATATCATCTGGCAAATCAAGTGCTTGTATACTTCCCTTTTGTTCAATAATTTGATTTTTAAGAGATTCATTCCATAATCCAAGATCTATTAATTCTTTTACCAAATAATGATTGACTACAATAAATTCTCCTGCCAACGTTCTTCTTACATACAAATTACTTGTAAATGGTTCAAAACATTCATTGTTTCCTAAAATTTGAGATGTAGATGCAGTAGGCATAAGTGCAATCAACAACGAATTTCTTACACCATTTTGTAAAATCAAATTACGAAGTGCATTCCAATCATACCTTTCTGTAGGTGTTACATTCCATAAATCAAATTGAAAATTTCCCATAGATAGTGGAGATCCTTCATACGTATCATACGGACCCAATTCTTTCGCTAATTCCATACTTTGTTCCATTGCAGCATGGTACATTGTCTCAAAAATATGTTTATTTACTTCTAATGCTTCTTCGCTATGAAATGGAATGTTCATTAATGCAAACGCATCGGCTAATCCTTGCACACCAATTCCAATTGGACGATGTGTTTTATTTGCCAATGCTTTATCTGTTGGATAACTGTTTACATCAATTAATTTATTCAAATTTACAGTAATTACTTTGGTAACATAATGTAGATCTGCATAATCAAACACTTTATCTTTTACAAAACTGGTAAGAGAAATACTTGCTAAATTACACACGGCAGTTTCATTTTTATCACTATATTGAATAATTTCAGTACATAAATTAGATGATTTAATAGTACCGATATTTTGCTGGTTTGATTTCAAATTACACGCATCTTTATACAAAATAGATGGATTACCAGTTTCCATTTGTGCAGCAAGTATCTTGTACCACAAATCTCTTGCCAATACTTTCTTGATTTGACACCCAATCAATTCATAATCCAAATACATTCTTATGTATTCTTCGCCATACACATCATTTAATCCAGGGCAACGATGTGGGCAAAACAGAGACCATTCTTCATTATTTTTTACACGTTCCATGAATAAATCTGGAATCCAAATACCATAGAATAAATCTCGTGCTCTAAGATTTTCATCACCAGTATTCTTTTTCAAATCTAACCAATCTTCAATATCTGCATGATCAGGTGACAAATAAATAGCAAACGATCCTTTTCGTTTTCCGCCACCTTGATCTACATATCGTGCAGTTTCATTGAATGTACGAAGCATGGGTATAATTCCATTACTTACACCATTTGTACCTTCAATACGAGAACCCTTTGCACGAATGTTATGAATGTGCAAACCAATTCCACCTGCACGTTTGGAAATTTGTGCACATTGTTTTAATGTATCATAAATACCATCAATAGAATCTTCTTGCATAGCAACAAGAAAACATGAAGAAAGTTGTTGACAATTTGTTCCTGCATTGTAGAGTGTTGGTGTTGCATGCGTAAATTTCTTAAGTGACATTAAATCATAAGTTTCTTTTACTTTTTCAAAATCATCGCCGTGAATGGATATGGCAACACGCAACCACATGTGTTGAGGTCGTTCAACAATGTCGCCTTGCGCTTTCATAAGATATGCTCGTTCCAACGTTTTGAAACCAAAATAATCAATAAGATAATCACGTGAATAATCTAGCATTGCTTCATATGTGTGTGTGTGCTTACATAATAATTGATAATACTGTTCACTAATTATTTTGTGATGAATTAACGTGTTTGCAATATGCAGTAATAAGCTAGACGTATTTTTGTGGTTATTAGAAACAATAATTCTTCCAGCTAAAGTTCCAAAATCAGGATGACTAGATGATTTGTATGCACATTCACTTGCAGTCAATTCATCAATTTGGGTAGTTGTAATTTTATCATGCATTTTGTCCATGATGTTGATAACAAGCTGTGTATAATTCAAATGAACTACAGGTTCCATCATACCAAGTGTTTTAATACGATGTAAAATTTTATCAAACATCATTGATTGTATGGTACCGTCACGTTTGATAACACACATTTCATCCATTTATATATCTATAGATACAATTTTAAGTGAATTAATAAAGTGAATAAAAAATATTGAAAATGATTGTGTCATAAAATGCAAATATAAATGGAACTAAACAGTGTTGCACACATTATTACCGATTTTATAATAAATGGAAATGTATACAATTCAACTATTGTAGAAGAGTTTGAATTTATAACGAACAATAATGCATATAAAATGTTTGTGAATCATAAACAGGAATGTATGTTTCGTGTTCTTCCATTGTATGCAATAGAACAAAATATGAAACATTTATTTGTAGAATTGGAAAATTGGAAATATCTTATGGTAAGTAATATAGATTATTTATTTATTCTAAAACATATAAAACATGAATTTGTACGTCCATCTGTACATGAAATTATTCGTATTATTCAAAATAATGATGAGAATGGATTAAACGAATTGGAAGAAAAGATTGATTTTGATACATGGATAGAAGATATAATAAATACGTGTCATTTGCAAGAATTACAATTTAATGGATACGATAGAATTTGGGTATATAAAGATCATATTTTATTGGTTACCTTTTTATAATTCATTATTTTTTCGTTTATGTAATTCAATAATACTAGGATCAACATACAATACATAAGATTGATCTAGAATAGATA